TTTCCATCAATAGGATTCTTAAACTCAAACTTCTGAAAAGTTCCAACCTTCCTAAAGAAATCTGTAATACTAGAAAAATCATCATCAGACAACGCAACCCACGAAAAAGACCACGTTACTATCATTCTGGTAGTACGTGGCCTTGTCTGCTTATAGTTTGCATCTGTGGTTGTTGAAATGGTGCTGTCCTTTATAGACATCTTGTAGCTGTCCCCGCAGGAATCAGCCGCTGAGATATTTGGTTCTATATCTGGAAAACTTAACATAGCTAACTCCCCATCATGGTTCTGAGATTAGAACCGAATCCGTTTACATTCCTTTGTGCTCCGTCAATAACCACATCCAGGATGAACCTCTGGGCCTGCTGGTCAAAACCGCCCTCAGTTGCGGTTACCTGACTATCGGTGTTATTAGTGATATTGACTATAATGCCCGCCTTCTGCTGTGAAGCAGAATTTCCTGCCGAAGCATAACTGAACCCGCCCGGAATAGATGGAGCATATATTGCACCACCATTCCTGAATGCGCCCTTATTCATAGCTTCAAGCATCGGGCGGTTCTTCCTTGTGGCTTCAGCCGTCATAACGAACTCGCCATCAGACAGCCTTACGAAATGCCCTGTGCTCTCAAGGTATGCCAGAATGCTGTCCGATGTTCCTGTACCAGCACCCTCAATCAGGCCGCCTGCCAGAGCACCGCCCGAAGCAAAGCCCGGAAGTTCACCGCCATGACTGAAACTGATACCAAAAATTGAAGTTACCATCTGTGCCGCAGCCTTCTTTGCCACGATTTCAGCAATGGTACTGAGGATTGTGTTGCCAAGGTCATGAACCACATCCATGGCTGTAGCAGACCCCTGAATAAAATTCTTCAGCGTTGATGCAAGATTGGAATTAACGCTTGAAGCAAGGTCTGCCACCATTTCCTCATTGGTTTTATGGGCTTCCTTCCAGATAGCAATATACTGGTCAGCTATAGCCTGCTGTCCCTGAAGCACCATCATGTTCTTGGCATCATCAGACTGCAGAGCAACCTTGATTTTTGCCAAATTGCCAAGTTCTCTCAGATCGTTCAGCGTTTTCTGAAAACTTGCTCTAATAGCCTTGGTTTTATCATCCATGGCTTTGGCAGCTTCAGCAGCATACCAGCGGTCAATATTCAGCATGGACTCAGCATCTTCCTTATTTCTAAGGATTTCCTTTTCCTTGTTCTCCCGCTCCCTCTCTAGCCTTTGCATGGTAATCCGGTATTCTTCCTCTGCCAGAGTGCGGTAATCACTTTCAACCTCTGCTACAGTCTTAGCTGTGTCAGAGATAATATCCTCATTGGCTTCCTTCCAGCTTTTAACAATCTTTGCTTCAAGCACAGATTTATAATCTGACAGCTCACTTTCAAGAAGGGTCACATCAGCCCCTGCAGCCTTGATTTCATTTATCTCCAGCTGTTTTTTACGAATGTTGTTGTCAAGCTGGTCCATTTGATAGGCATAGTCAGATTTAGTCTCCCTGCCTATCTCATTTTCCATGGAAGCAAAAAGCCTTGCTGCATCCTCTTTTGCCTTATTGAGCTTCTGAACAGCATCCTCCACCTTTTTAGCATCCTCACCCATGGTCTTGGTCACAGTCTGATTGCCGGTATACTCAGCTGTGCTTATATACCCCTCTACCGGACCAAACCAATCCTCTGCTTCTTCCATGGAACCATGGTGGATGCCGGTTTTAGTGTTGCTGGCAATATAACCGCCAGCACCATCATAGATACCTACATGACCGCCCCACTCGATAATATCTCCGGCTTTCGGCTGATACCCATCGTTCTTGTCATGGTAGGCAGCACCTGCCTTTTGAGCCATATTATCTCCATTAGGATCTGACAAGCCATAGATACCCGCTTCCTCAAGCATTGAAGATGCAAATATTGAGCAGGTATTTTCGCCCCAAGACTCCCCCAGATGATTCATGGCCGAAGCCACAACATCCTCGCCAATAGGAACATCAACCTTATAAGATACATCTTTTACTGCGCTAGATGCTTTTTCTGAACTGCTTACATCTCCTGCATTAAGGTTCTGCATGAGTTCCGCAAGCTTGGCATCAGACTCAGCTAATCTTTTCTCAGCCGCTTCCTTTTCAAGCTGTGCCTTGTAGTCCTCATCATCCTTGTGGCGATCCCACCATGCAGACTGGAGCTTTTCATTAAGGGCTTCATCTGTTACCAGCTCACCGCCCTTAATAATGCGGTTCTCATCAAGGTAACTGTATTCATTTGATAGGTCAGGTTGCCAATCAGGGTTTACCCTGTCCTTGGTATAGAAATAGCCATTTTTCTCTTCATACGCCTGCCCATCTACATGGTAGGTGTTTGCTTTTTCCCTCTCCATTTCCTCAGATTTATACTCATAAAGACAGTAGCCTGCATAAGCAATTGCAGCTGCAAGACCAATCCATCCACCAGTCAAAGCAAGCACACCCGCCTGCAGAGCCTTTACCCCTCGAAGGGCTGTAGCAGAAAAGGTTATGGATTTTGCACCAGCCGCAGCCGCTGCATTTCCTTCTGCCACATGGGCTGCTGCAAGGGCCGTGGTAGCTGTGGTCTGTGTCGCAGTAGCCCTTGTAGCTGTGGTCTTAGCCGCAACATTGGCTGCTCCTGCAGTTGTGGCTGCCGCGCCCTCTGCCATGATAGCTTTGGTAAGCACAGCCTCGCCAGCCGTTGTCACCTCAGTGCCTTTTGCAGTAGCTACAAGGGAAGCATTGACTCCTGCCGCCATTTCAGCAGCCGCCACATTTATACCCCGGAAATGTTTTTCAAAGGCAAGCCTTATCCTGGCAGATGCGGCCTCAGACTCTGCCTGTATCTTCAGAAGATTTTTCTCCAGGGCGAGCCTTGCCTCTTCTGATGCCAGTCCCTCTTTCTGAGCAGCCTTGATGGCATCATTCTGCATTTTAAGATATGCAGCCTCAGACCTTGCCACCACCTTATTGATGTTGGCTATCTGCTTTGCCGTAAGCTCATTGCTGGCTGAAACCTGAGCAGTGGTAGTCTGAACAGCAGATACCCTTATGGATGCCCAGAAAGCCTGCATGGAAGCTGCTGCCCTTCCAAGGATACTGATGCCCTTCATTACAGCATAAAACTCGACAGCAGCCTTAGTAACTCCTGCAATCTCAGTCTTGTTCTCCTTCAGGAACAGAGCAGTCTGCTGAAGGCCTGTCATAATGCCTGGAAGGAACTCCTGCAGGATTGGCCCAAAGCCTAGAACCATGGCAGTAGAAATCTGCCCTGCTTCCATCTGCATAATCTTAAGCTGCATATTAAGCTCATGCATTGCTTTAGGGTCCATGCCTACACTCTTGACCTTGCCGGCAGCTTCTGCTGCTTCATTGTACTGCTCCAGAGTAGACACAAGGGCCATGCCACGAACACCTAATGTGTTCATGATAAATTCCTGCCCATAGCCTGCGGCCGTTGCCTTTTTATAGCCCTCGGCTAAAGATTTAAGCTGCTCATTTATAGGCAATAACCGCCCAGTTGTATCTGTTAATGACACACCAACAGCACTTAAAATCTGCCTGGTCTTTTCTCCATCCTCGCTAGATGCCGTAAAAGATTTATCCAGGCGCATCATAGCTGTGGAAAGGCTTCCCACATCACCGCCCGTAAGGCTCATGATCTTAGAAAGCATTCCGGCTTCAGCAGCCGTAATATGCATCCTCTGAGACAGCCTGTAAAGGTTATCCCCGGCTTCTGCTGTGCCTTTTATGAAGCTTGAAAGACCAAAACCTGCAGCAGCCACAGCAGCAAATGTCTTTACCTTGCCGATAAGCCCTTCTACCTGCTTTGCGCTCTGCTCCACATGGGAACTGAATTTATTTACAGCAGCTGTATCAAAGGAGCTGTTAATGGCAGCCTGGGCATTAGATAATTCCTTCTTAAGTCCAGATGAATCTGCTCCAATTTTAACCATCAGGCTTGATATTACTGACATTCTGCTCCCTCCTTACAGCCCGAATTTTTCTCTTAAGTATTGCTCGTCCTCGCTT